AATTTTACCCGCACAAGAACAAACCCGCCCCGCCCTGATCCGGCGGGGCTTTTTGTTGGGGCTTGCATCATATGGGATAATATGAGACAAAGGGTTGTCGGGTGGCCGCGGTGGCCGCCCCTGTTTAAACTACGGGAAATAGTAAAAATGGAAAATCAAAACTTTATACCAGCCGAAACCCTCGATCCGCGCGATCAGCAAATTGTCGATCTTGAACGCCAGCTCGAACATTTCCGCCGTCGTGATCAATTGAAAGCCGAACAACTAGACCAGTTGGGCGACGCGATCATGGCCGTGATTGGTGACAAAGTCGAAGCCTTGGCCGAAGCCAAAGTCGATGACGCGGTTGACGGCGCGTTTAGGGATTTCAATAGCGATTTTAATATTTATGATCACCAATCAGAAATTGAAGATATGATTGACGATCGCCTGCCATCCGTGCCGGATGAAGATGATCACCGTGAAGCCGTCGAGTCTATTGTCCGCGACGTTCTATCAGGGGCAACCGTCACAATAGACGTTTGAGCCCCGCATAAGCCGACAACCCGCCCCGCTGGTACATTACCGGCGGGGCTTTTTTAATGCCTGCTAGCTGGCCTGCGTTGCGGCATTAAAAGAGTTAAACAAGCCGCGCCGCGCCCCGCGATCTATTCCCCAAACATACCGGCCGTGATCCGCTGGCCGTGATCCGCTGGCCGTGAACCGTGAACCGGCGGGCAAATTGCGCCCGCTGCGCCCCGATATCTGGCGCGGGCGTCGCTAGTCCATGCTGGACGCTAAAAACGCCGCTGGCCGTGCTGGTGGTATCAACCTACCTAAAAACGCCAAACCCCGCTGTATGCGCTTCTATGCGCCAGCAATGGCCTATTGGCCGTTGGCCGCGGTATCTGGACGGCGTCAAGCCCGTCGTTGGCCGTGAAAATCGGCAAGGGGCCCCTGCATATCGGGTCAAAAACCGCAGAAATCCGCCAAAAATCCGCGATCCGCGCAGCGCGGCCACCGGCCTGCCTAGCGGGGGCAAGGGCCATGTTTCTCTCAAATATTTATATAAAAAACGATATGGGTTGTTTCACGTGAAACATTGCCTAATTATTAGGCAAATACGCAAGACTTGTTAACTGTCAATAAAACGTGCATATTTTGTCGATAAATTGTAAACGTAAGGGGCCCCCGATGGATGTTTCCGATCAGGAGTTGAAGCTTCGCCTGCGACTCGCGCAAATCGAGAAGAATGAAGCTTGTCAGGAAGACTTTTTAGTTTTTGTAAAATCTATGTGGCCCGAGTTCATAGCCGGGCGTCACCACAAAATCATTGCCGAAAAGCTTGAACGCGTAGCCAAGGGCGAGCTAAAGCGCCTTATTATCAACATGGCACCGCGTCATACTAAATCTGAGTTTGCGTCGTTCTTGTTCCCCGCATGGATGATGGGGCGAAACCCTAAAATGAAAATTATTCAAGCTACGCACACCACGGAGCTTGCAGTTAACTTTGGTCGTAAAACAAAAAATCTAATTGACAGCGATGAGTACAAAGAAGTTTTTCCGAAAGTTAAGTTGGCAGCAGATAGTAAAGCGTCTGGTCGTTGGGATACTGCTTCTGGAGGCATGTATTACGCCGTCGGTGTGGGAAGCAACCTTGCTGGGCGCGGTGGCGATCTGGTTATTATTGATGACCCGCACTCTGAGCAAACTGCGATGTCAGCTAACGGCTTTGACGACGCGTGGGATTGGTACACTGGGGGCCCCCGACAGAGGCTCCAGCCGGGAGGAGCGATAGTTCTAGTTCAGACCCGGTGGTCCGAAAAGGATATGACCGGCCAGCTTTTGAAGGCGATGGCTAAAGACCCGCTAGCTGATCAGTGGGAGGTTGTCGAGCTCCCAGCTATTTTTGATGACGGCAAGCCCTGCTGGCCGGAGTTCTGGTCTCTTGATGATCTAACCGCGGTAAAAGCGTCCATTCCGCCGAGCAAATGGAATGCTCAGTATCAGCAGAACCCTACCGGCGAAGAGAACGCCATCATCCCCCGCCAGTGGTGGAAGCGTTGGGAAAAAGACAACGTACCCAATCTTGAGTTTGTTATTCAAAGTTATGATACGGCGTTTAGTAAAAGAGAAACTTCTGACTTTTCTGCCATAACCACGTGGGGTGTTTTTCACCCGGAAGAAGCTGGGGGTCCCCCGGCGATTATATTACTGGACAGCAAGAAAGAGCGGTGGGATTTTCCGGAGCTCAAGCGAGAGGCGCTAGAGCAGTATCAGTACTGGGACCCCGACACCGTCATCGTAGAAGCAAAAGCTTCTGGATTACCCCTGACGCACGAATTAAGAAACGTCGGGATACCCGTTGTTAACTTTACGCCAAGCAAAGGTAATGATAAGATAACAAGAGTTCACTCCGTCTCACCGTTGTTTGAAGCGGGGATGGTTTGGGCCCCCGACACTTCTTTTGCTGACGAGCTCATAGAAGAGGTAGCAGCTTTTCCCAACGGGGAGTATGATGACTTGGTAGATAGCATGACACAGGCCCTTATGCGTTATCGGCAGGGTAACTTTGTGCAGCTACCGTCGGATGACTGGGGTGATGAGGATACCAACGTAAGAGTTAGGGCGTATTATTAATGGGAAATAGTGTAGTAGATTTGGGGGCCGCGGCCTTAGATTATGCCGAGGGTGTTTGGGATTATATGACAGGGGCCCCGGAAGCTTCTGCCAGTGGCGGGTATTACAAAAAGCTTGGCCCCGGAGCTCGCCAGTACTTTTCTGGGCCCGGAGACTATAAAAAAACCAATCCAGTAATGGAGTATTTTGGTTTTGAAGATGGCGGCAGCCCTGCGGTGGAGTTGCAAAACGACGGGTCCCTTCCCGGTGTAGATGAGTTACGTTACATGACCTCTGCCGAAGTAGAAGAGGGCTCGTACAATTTTCTCCAGAACATGGAAGAGCAGATGTTGGGACATTTGGCCGCGGCCCAGAGCGTCCATGCCGAAGACATCCCTGTGCGCCAGTCTCTAGATATGAAGCGCTACCACTATGAGGAGGCAGAAAAGCTGCGTGACCAGATCGAGCAGTTTAAGGAGCGACGCGCCAGCGCCATTCAAAATTACCCGGAGAGCAAAACTAAGCTATATATGAAAGAGGGGGAGGCTCCTTATGTAAAAGGGTTTCCGGATGATTTGGTTCAGGGCTTTGACAACGGAGGCGTGGCTTCCCTTGGCGCGGGCGAACCGGCATACATAGATATGGGTAACATGGACATGAACAGCATGTTCGCCACTCCGGCTCAACCCGGGGATGAGTACTATGTCGGGGAGTACCCGGGCCGTGTATATCGGGAAGGGGACTACATTACGGAGCCCGGCTACCTTGGTCCGGAGTATGAGTTTGAGGTAGACGGCCCGCGGCGCTTTGACCCCTATGAAGATAGCGGACAGTTTGCGCCGCCTCTAATGGACAAAGCCCTTGAGCCGTATGTTGAGCAAGACCGTGCGGGTAACTTAGGTATAATGGCTAACCTCGGTAAGGATGCGGATAGGACAAGTCCACTACAAGCCGCTCCGGAGTATCCCGGCATAGAAGGTTTTGACATTTACCGTGACCTAGCACCGGAACAGTTTAAACGCCGTCCCATAGATAAGCAGAATTTTGATAAGAAGCGTGGCTTCCAATACGGGCAGATGGTTCGATTAGAGGCTATGGATAATAAATTAATGAAGATGGCGGGGGCCTCCCCGCAAAGCTTGGGGCCCGCTGCTATGGACCAAATGTCGGATATTTTGGGGCGGAACATTGGCTAGTAACCCGGAAGACGACTTCCTTCAGTTTGAGCCCCCACCGGAAGGCGCGTACCGCGAACTTGGTATCGGGGCCCTTCAGGGTGCGACTACTGATTTAGGTGGTTCTTTCGCAGACATGGGTGCGACAGCCACGGGCATTGCGTCTCAAATAGACCCCCGTTTGTTAGCGGTGTCGCCGATAGCGTCGGCTTTGTCTGCCGCGGACCCCTACGCGCAGGCTTTTGTTAAAAGATTTGGCTCCGAGGCCCTCGGCTCACGGTTCTTTCCTCCTGCGCCAGAAGATTTGGAGGCGTACCGTGATTTGGGTCGGTTGGCTGGTGGAATCACGGGTGCCGGTGAAATGCTCACGGCCCGCGGAGCTAAAGCTGTTTCGAGTGGCATAGAGGACTTTATGCAGTATCTGCGGCCGCAGGTGGTTACTCCGGATGGTCAAGTGATGCCTTTACCGGATACTTCTGTTACCGAAATGCTGGCGTCTGCGGACACACCGGGAATGAATCCAAAATATACAAAGGACATAAAAAAGGCGGAAAAGACGGCGCAGGACCGCCTAGAAGCAGGCGAAGACCCCCGCAAGGTGTTTGAAGACACGGGGTTTATGCGTATTAACGTGGACGCAAGACCCGGGCGTGAAGCAGGGGATGCCCCGCTTGAAACCAAGATGGTTTTCGACATTCCGGATAACCTAACGCAGATCAATTTAGGCGGTTTGTTACCAGAGTCTGTTGCCTCTAAAGTAGCTGCTAATGCCTCTGCAAAACAGGTCATGGACGCGTTTGAAAAGCTAAAGGACCCCAAAAACTTTTTTGTTGAACAAGGCCACCGGGGCGGGAAGTATGGTAGAAGCGTACAGTTTAAATTAAATCAGGTTCTGAGCAAGGACCACCCGCTTTTTGATGTCTTTCCGGAGTTGGGAGAAGAGATAGACGTTAGGGTTATTGAAAAACCCATGAAGGGGTCTGGGGGTCATTGGGACGATACCACCAACACGATTGCCATTGGTGCAAAATATTTAGGGGACGACCGCTACACATCCACACTTTTTGTCCATGAGTTAGCGCATGTATTGCAGACAAGGGGAGATTTGCCCGGGGGTAGTGCTCCGTTTTTGGTTAAGGAGAGTGTGTCAGGAAAGCTATTTGACAACTTTGCTTTATTTCAGACAACAGAAGCTTTGGCGGAGCGGGGGAACCGGAATTTTAATCCATATGAGTTTTTTAATGAGTTGCGCCCTAAAGGGGAAGCAAAGAACGTAGAAAGCTTGGTCAACCAAGCTCGCTTAAACGTGAAAAACGCAAACCCGGCTGCGCCGGACAACTTAGCTAGAATGTGGCCCGGTAATACAAATAGCACCGCCCGTATTAATTTGGACGAAATGCCGTACAGAGATGAGGTACTGGCGGAGATGTATCGCCTCATCGGAGAAAAAGAGGCCAAAGCGTTTAAAGAAGCGGAGGCGTATCAGGCCCTTGGTATTGACATATATAGAGAAAAGAACGACGCGGGGTCTTTAAGACAAGGCTCATCGGCAAAAGGGAATTACATGAAGACGCGGGGCGAGTTTATGGCCCGCTTGCAAGAGGCGTACGCCTTGGCAACTGAAGGAATGCCAGTAGGTGAGCGCCGTAAATTGTTTCCAATGGACATACCTAGCGGGGGCGCTCGTGCAACAAAAGCGGCTCCGGGCGGCAACAAGGGCATAGCCGGGTCGTCGTTGGACGTAGAAAAACAGCTACGGCCTGACTACCGGACTATGCGCGGGACGCAGCTAAAAAGTTATGACACGGAAGGCGCAGAAAGAGGCTTGGTCGATGTCGAAGGTCTAATTAATGTAGACAAGATACCGGAAAACCTGAAAAAGAAGATTGAGCGTCCTCCTAGCGGGCCTGCCCCTGCTTTGGCCCCTGAAGCGTTGGGCGAGAGCATTGGCGGGCAACCGCTTATTCCTACTATGCCAAATCGTTTCTTTTTTGAAGACTTAGATATGTCTGAGCTTACTTTACGCCCTAGCCTAGATTTAAAGGGTAATGAAATTCCGAACAGCGTTGATATTGAACTTATTCGCGCAGGTAAAAAGGGCATGGGGCATGGCACGGAAATAATGCGTCGTTTAACAAAAACGGCAGATGAAACCGGCACGACGATGACTTTGTACCCAGCCCCTTATGGAGATGGTGGGTTAGAATTGGAAGATCTTGTTGATTTCTACAAGAAGCAGGGCTTTGAATATTTAGACCCGGACCCGGACATTTCTGACTTAGACCGGGAAATGATCCGCTATCCGCGGAAAGCAGAAGGCGGCGTAATAACTTTGGCCGAAACCGCGCGGAACATGACCCGCGGCCCACGGGGCGTAGCCGCTCTTGCACCAATAGCTAGGAATATGTATCGGCCTATGGTAAGTTAGGGGCCTTAAAGGAGAACACAGATGGCGCGTAAACCAATTGGCGGTTTAATGGACAACAATGTCCCTTCACAGTTAGACCCAGAGGATTTAGCTGCGGAGGTCGAATTAGAGATTCCGGGCAGCATGGACAACGTCGTGGCTTTTGAAGGCATGGCGGAGGGCATGGATATTGAGATGACCCCGGAAGAGGACGGCGGCGTTACGATTGATTTTGATCCGTCTGACCAGCGAGGCGAAAGCGATGACTTTTACGCCAACTTGGCAGAAGAGATGCCTGACCGCGAGCTTTCTAGGATTGCTGGCGAGCTTTTACATGAGTTTGATGCAAACAAAGCAAGCCGACAGGAGTGGGAAGATGCTTATGCAAACGGTCTTGATCTTCTCGGGTTCAACTACGAGGAAAGGACGCAGCCGTTCAGAGGGGCTTCTGGGGTTACGCACCCGTTGCTTGCCGAGGCGGCTACGCAGTTTCAAGCGCAGGCGTTCAATGAGTTGTTGCCAGCGTCCGGGCCCGTGCGTACTTCTATCATGGGAAGCGAAACAAACGACAAACAGCGGCAGTCTCAGCGCGTAAAGCAGTTTATGAACTATTACATCACCGATGTGATGGAAGAATACACCCCCGAACTGGATCAGATGCTGTTTTATCTGCCTTTGGCGGGGTCTACATTCAAAAAAGTATACTATGACGAGACTTTGGGACGTGCGGTAGCTAAGTTTATACCGGCGGAGCACCTTGTAGTGCCTTACGAAACGTCTGATTTGGAGACTTGCCCTAATATTACGCAAGTTTTGAGGATGTCTCTTAACGATTTGCGTAAAAAACAGGTTGCAGGCTTCTATTTGGACATACCGGTGATCCCTGCACAGGAAGAAGAAGACTCTGTTACCAGCGAAATCAATCGTATTGACGGCACAAGCCGCTCCCAGATCGACTACGATTGCACAATTTTGGAATGTCACGCCGATTTAGACCTAGAAGGCTACGAAGACCTTGATGAGGACGGTGAGCCGACGGGCATTAAGATACCATATGTTGTCACGCTGAGTCAGGACAACGGCCAAGTGCTGTCTATTCGCCGTAATTACCGCGAAGATGACGAATTAAAGCGTAAAATTCAGTATTTCGTACATTATAAGTTCCTTCCGGGCTTTGGTTTTTACGGTTTAGGGCTTATTCATACGATTGGCGGTTTGTCACGGACCGCCACAGCGGCACTGAGGCAGTTGATCGACGCAGGTACGTTATCCAATCTCCCAGCGGGTTTCAAAGCCCGTGGATTACGCATCAGAGACGACGATGATCCGCTTCAGCCCGGCGAGTTCCGCGATGTGGACGCTCCCGGAGGGGCTATTCGTGACAGCCTTATGCCGCTGCCATTTAAAGGCCCTGACCAGACATTGTTCCAGCTTTTGGGCTTTGTTGTGGATGCAGGACAGCGTTTTGCCACAATCACAGACATGAAAGTGGGAGACGGTAACCAGCAGGCGGCGGTTGGAACGACTATCGCGATGCTGGAGCAAGGTTCACGCGTGATGAGCGCAGTGCATAAGCGGTTGCACTACGCAATGCGGATAGAATTTAAACTTTTGGCCCGCGTGATGGGTGAAAGTTTACCAGAAGAATACCCATATACAATTGAAGGCGAAGATGCGTCAGTTAAAGCTTCTGACTTTGACGATCGGGTAGATATCATTCCGGTGTCCGACCCTAACGTGTTTAGTCAGGCGCAGCGTATTGCTTTGGCACAGACTAAGCTACAGCTAGCGGGTGCCGCTCCTGAATTACACAACATGTATGAAGTGTATCGGGACATGTACGATGCCCTTGGTGTACGCGACACGGACCGTATTATGAAGCGGGCTGTGGAAGAAGAGCCAACACCTAAAGACCCGGCGCAGGAAAACATCGACGTGATGGACATGGTGCCTCTGAAGGTGTTTGAGGGTCAGGAGCATCAGTCTCACATTATGGCGCACTTGATTTTTGGCGCATCTCCGATGGTTGGCTCTATGCCAGCTTTGGCTATGGAGCTTCAAAAGCACGTCATGGAACACGTTAAGGTAGCCGCGAGAGAGCAGGCTGCGGTGCAGTTTATCCAGAGCCGTCAGGCCGCGGGCGGCGAAGCGGCCACTGAGGAAGAGATGCTTGCAATCGAGGGGCTTACCGCGCAGTTCGTGGCGCAGGGTATGCAGACGGTTCAGCAGATGTCGGCGCAAGTCTCAGGTCAAGGCCCTGATCCGTTAGTTCAGCTTAAAGAGCAGGAGCTACAGATCAAGGCACAGTCAGAGCAGAACGACATGCAGGTAGATCAGGCCAAGCTTAATATGGAGGCGGCAGGCCAGCGTATGCGGGCGGATCAGTTCCAGCAGCGCATGGCAAGTCAAGAGCGTCAGACAGACAAGCGTATCCAATCTGCAATGGAACGGGAGATGCTTAAACAACGGGGGGACTAGATACTCATTAGTTTAGCTTGGGGGCGAAATGATAGCAGAAACACTGGCTGGTATAGCACTGGTCAAATCCGCGGTTGATGGAATTAAATCAGCCATTAACACGGCCAAGGACGTTGGCGAGATAGCGGGTTATGTTGACCAGCTTTTTGAAGGTGAAAAGCAGGTCCAGCAGAAAAGAGCTAAGAGTGCGTACCCCGGGATTGGAGATCAGTTCGGGGTGTCTAATATTGCGTCTGAAGTCATAGATGCAAAACTGGCTCAAGAAAAGATGCAGGAAATGCGTAACTTGATTGATTTGCGCTTTGGGCCCGGAACGTGGCAAAGTATCGTAGATGAGCGGGCTCGTAGGATACAGGCGGCTAAAGAGGCCGCTGCGGTAGAGCGTCGTAAAAAGATAGCCGAGGCAAAAGAGTTTGAAGAAACTATGAAGCAGGTCGTGCTTGTAACTTCGGTGCTTGTTATCGCGGTAGGGTTTTTTATATTTTTATTTGCGATGGTACTATGACGGTAGATAAATTTCTAGAGTGGAAGATACTTCCTCGTTTTATGATGCTAGCAAGCACCGTAATGAGTTGGCGCTGTGCGGAGTGGTTTATGGCGTTAGACGCGCCGACGGGGGCGCAGAGCGCTTTTGTTTCAGTGGTTATGGGCGTTATGACGGGCGTTTTTGGTATATGGATGGGGCACGAGCACAAGCCCGCGGCTAAATAATGTATCAGGCGGTTGTTCTTGCGTGTCTTGTTTTTAATATGGAACAATGTTACCAGTTAGAAGACCAGTGGGGGCCCTATAGCACATATGAGCGGTGCGAGAAACGAGCCTATGAAATGTCTCGCGCAGTTCATAAACACATGCAAGGGTACAAGCCGGTATCTTGGCAATGTCGGGCGTTACCAAAAGGAAAGTTAACAGCATGATTCAGGCACTTATTGGACCAGCTACCGAGCTAATCGGTAAATTTGTTGAAGACAAAGACCAAAAGAACAAGTTGGCGCATGAGATAGCCACGATGGCAGAGCGCCACGCGCAGGAACTTGCCAAGGGGCAGTTGGCTATCAATGCTGAAGAAGCCAAGTCACGGAACTTGTTTGTGGCGGGCTGGAGGCCGAGTGTTGGCTGGTGCTGTAGTCTGGCCTTGTTTGCTCACTTTTTAGTCTTTCCTACTATGGATGTAGTAACGGCCTACATGGGCGTTGAGCCAGTAGCCTACCCTCAGTTCGATATGGACAGCTTGATGACTGTCTTACTGGGTATGCTCGGGCTCGGAGGAATGCGTAGCTTTGAAAAAGCCAAAGGGTTAACAAAATAATGGAAGCTAATTTTTTTAAAAGCCTTGAAATGGTGCTGCACCACGAAGGTGGATTTGTGGATCACAAAGATGATCCCGGAGGCGCAACTAACAAGGGTATCACGCATAAAACTTATGCTGATTTTCTTGGCCGCCCGTTGGAAGACGTAAACGAGCTAAAAAACATCCCGGAAGACCACATTCAGCTAATCTACAAAAAAGGGTACTGGGACAAGATAAAAGGTGATGAGCTCCCGTCGGGGCTGGATTTTTGTGTTTTTGATTGGGCCGTGAACAGCGGTCCGGGCCGCGCGGCAAAAGCATTGCAGAAGGCGGTTATGGTTTCGCAAGACGGGGTTATCGGCCCGATGACCTTAGAGGCGGTTAAAGAGTATGACTCCGCGGTATTAATCGAGTCTATTACGGGGTATCGTGAGGAGTTCTACCGGAATTTGTCTACGTTTGAAACTTTTGGAAAAGGTTGGTTAAGACGCACAAAAGAAACTCGTGACTTTGCTTTAGACATGGTATAAAAACATATCAGATTTAATGCGGAGGTATACGAGTGGATGAAATATATTTTGCCGAGGCCGTGTTCCGGATTATCCGGGAGCGGAGACAGGCAGTTCAAGACTTGTTAATTTACGACAACGTCAAGAACATCGAGCAGTATCGTGAGCTCATGGGCAACTTAAAATCCCTAGATCACGTGGAACAGGAACTCAAGGGCCTGCTAGAAAAACAGGAGCAAAGCAATGGCTGAAGCTAAAAAACTTGACCTTGAAGCAGTGAGCGAGGGTGTTTCAAACCTAGCTTCTGCATACAAGGATGTCACCGATAAGGTGTTAGACCCCGAAGCTATCGGGGGTTCACTTCTTGAAAGAATGCCTAGTCCCACAGGTTGGCGGCTGCTTATTCTCCCGTATCGCGGAAAGGGTAAGACAGACGGCGGCATCTATTTACCAGACAAAGTCTTGGAGGAACAGAATGTTTCTACCCAAGTCGGCTACGTCTTAAAAGTGGGGGATTTGGCGTATAAAGATCCGGACAAGTTCCCGGTTGGACCGTGGTGCGAGCAAGGCGATTGGGTAATGTTTGCCCGGTACGCTGGTTCCCGATTCAAGATAGATGGCGGGGAGGTTCGTATTCTTAACGATGACGAAATCCTAGCTAAAATTCAAGAACCTGAAGATATTTTGCATTTCTAGGAGTGAACAATGGCAAAAGAGCAATTAAAAGACGACGACCAGATTGAATTGGAACTGGAGTCGGACCAAGACACTGACGTAGAACTGTCGGGAGGCGACGGGGAAGAAGAGGATATTCCTCTTGCGGCGGAAGCTGACGATAATTTTGAAAAGGCAGAAAACGCTACCCAGAAGCGTATTGACCGCCTGACAAAGAAAATGCGCGAGGCCGAGCGCCAGCGAGAGGAAGCTGTAAAGTTTGCACAGAACGTGCAGGCGGAAGCAACTGAGCTTAAAAAGCGCATGGACACGTTGGACACGAACTATGTCAACGAGTATAGTACGCGGGTTGAAACGGAGATGGCCGCGGCGGAAGAAAAACTTTCCCGGGCTATGGAGATTGGGGATACCGCAGGTGTTGTTGAGGCGCAGCGCAAAATCACGCGACTCGCGATTGAAAATGATCGCGCGGAACAAGCTAAAGCGCAACAAGAGCGCTATGCCCAACAGGTTAGAGCGCAACAGGAATCACAGGTACAGGCTCCTATGCCGCAGCAGCAACCTCGCCGCCCGGACCCGAAGGCGGAACAGTGGGCATCGAGAAACGCGTGGTTCGGCTCTGATGAAGCTATGACGTATGCTGCTTTTGGCGTACACAAAAAACTTGTCGAAAATGAAGGGTTTGACCCACAGTCCGATGAGTACTATAATGAACTTGATAGGCGTATGGCGACAGAGTTTCCCCATAAGCTTAACGGTGGTAGCAAACGGCCCGCTCAGACGGTTGCTTCCGTATCCCGCAGTACATCTGGGCGCAGTAGTGGGAAAAAGGTTAGACTCACCCCTAGCCAAGTCGCAATAGCGAAGAAATTGGGTGTGCCGCTTGAAGAATACGCGAAATACGTGAAGGAGTAGAAGATGTCTGAAGATCAAAATGAATCCCTTGAGAAGGGCATTACTCGTACTTCTCGCGCAACACAAACTCGGGAGAAAGCGGCAAGGCGTAAGCCGTGGGCTCCCCCGTCTATGTTAGATGCACCACCTGCACCGGATGGATATAAGCATCGTTGGATTAGAGCGGAAACCCGCGGTTTCAACGATACTAAAAATGTCAGCGCAAAAATGCGCGAGGGCTGGGAACTGGTTCGTAAGGACGAGTACCCTGACTTTGAGGCCCCGGTACTTGACTCAGGTAAATACGAAGGTGTGTTCGGAGTAGGCGGCCTAGTTCTGGCTCGCATTCCATTGGAAACAGTCGCAGAACGGACGGAATACTTTGCACA